AGATCTCCGAGAATGATGTCGTCGAACGGGATGCCCGACTGGTTGATGAGCTCGAGCGACACAACCTGCTGGCCCGCGATCGTGGTGATGCCCGAAGACACCGACGTGGTAACGATGTCGGTGTTGCTGATAGCAGTGTTCTGCGTCTGCGTCACACCAACGGTCGTTCCGGTGGAGATCTTCGGAATGTTGATCGAAGACACACCACTGGGCAGATCCTGGTGCTTCACAATGTCCGCAGTCACACGGGCCGCACGCGCCAGGGAGACATATTCCGCAACCAGCCACTCGGGCGGCGCGAAAGTGCCACCCGCCGTCGCACCCGTGCTCAGCGCGCGAGTTTCCTGCGAACGCTGCATGCGGTCGCGGGCGGAGTTGAACTCCTGCGACGTCGGCTGCGAAGCGTGGAACATGTCGCGGAAGAACGAGTTCTCCGGGTCCGACTTCCGGTACACCGGGTTCGGCTCCAACGTGACACGCGTGGTCGTCTGCTTACGCTCGGTGACAACCGTCTCAGCGCCACGGGACTCGACCTCAGCGGCCTCATCCTTGCGTGCCTGATCCAGCTTCTCGCCGGCTTCGCGGATTTCCTTGTTGAGCTCAGCCACGCGGGCTTCGTTCTCGGGGGTGAAATCCTTCGGGTCTTCTACTTTGAGGAGTCCGTCACGTTCGGCAATGGCTGCGTCACGCTGGGCTCCAAGAATGAACGAGTAGTCCATGTCAGAGTTCTCTTTCCTGATTTGCGTTTGCGCGTCATCAGGTGTTGCCGACAGGTGGTGGCCCCGTGGGGCTCCGGCGTGCCGGTACGGCGTAAAGAACTTTGCGCGTTGGGTTTGCCCCGTGTGGGGCCGTCACCGATTGGCGGTGGACGTTCTAGTGGGAGTCGACTTTCGCGGACTCTAGGCGGGCTGCTGCGAGCGCTGAGACGGCATCGCGGGCCACTGCGGCGTCGGCGATTGCACCATCAGCAACAACCTGGACGACATGTGCATCAGTCGCGTCACGGACCTCGACACCGGCAGCGATCAGGGCGTCGCGTTGCGCGATGGCCTCACGGACGAACTCGTGCTGCTCCTGGTCAAGCCGGTTGCCGGATGCGATACGGGCAAGGGTCGATTCGCGGAGAGCATCGTTGCTGCGCCCATCGCTGATGCTTGCTGACGTTGCCGGGTTTGCCGGATACGTCACCACGGACACATCAAGCAGCTTGACCTCGAGCACGGTCCGCTTCGAGAAGTCTTCGTTCCACTCCTGGCGGGTTGCCATGAACGAGAACGACATCTCACCCAGATCACCGCGCGCCATTGCGGAACGGATCTCCTGCACGGTCGGGTTCGCCGCATCCAGATCAGGTGCCTCAGTCCAGAGGCCGGTCTGGTTGCGTCCCTGCGGGTCATCAGCGGGGTCCGTGATCTCAGTCAGGGCGAGAGTGCCCGACTTCGTGCGTGCGATCGGAACACCGTCATGGTTGACGAGCAGGCGCACGTCATCCTGCTCACGCAACGCCTTACCGAACGCACCACGAGCAATCGTCTCGTCATACTCGCCCAGCCAGTCATAAACCGGATACGAATCATCCGTCGTGGACGCGAAACCACGGAAAGTGATCTTCCCATCACCCGCATCACGCATCTCAACCGACGACAAACGCCCACGACTGACGGTTTTCTTCCCGTAATACGCCTCACGCGCAGACCGAATGTCGACCATTACATCTCCTCGTTATTGCCGGCAGCCTCAGCCACGACAGCCTGTCCCGCAGCGGCCGGCGACATGCCAGGCAGATACGGCTCATCGCCCCACGGAACGGGCGCATACCCGAGCTGCGCGCGCGCCTCATTGATCGTTTTGATGCCCTGACCGACCCGCCAACGATCCACGGTGGCCGCATCAGTCGGCGCAAGACGGATCAGCTCATCAGTGTCGAACCGCGTGTGTTGCCGGTTAGGCAACACGTTCGAAATCGACTGCTCAAACCGCATCAGCCAGTGCTGCACCGAATAGGTCAAGAAATCCAGAGCGCGCTGGGTCACATTCGCATAAGTGATCGACGATCCTTGCGCGCCGCCCCCGATCATCTCGGGCGGAACGCCAAAGACACGCGCGATACGCGACACCCCGTATTGCTGCGTCGCAAGGAACTGCGACTCCTCCGGCGACACCGACAGGGTTTCCATATTCAACCCAAGGCCAAGCACCAACGGCTCCCTCGACGGAACCGAAGACATCACCCGGTCTTTGATTTCCTTAGCCTGCTGCTGATTGATCGGCTTATCTGTCGTCAGAACCGACGCAGGATGGGGGGCGTCCTGAAAGTAACTACGGGCGAACGAATCGATGTCCATCTGCGTCTGCAACATCGTTGCCGCATACGCGATCGGCGACATGCCCACAACACTGCCGGGCATCACATACCCGGTCATGTGAAAAATGTTCTGCTTCTCAACACCGTTGACCCGGTAAACCTTCTGCCCGCCCTCGATGGTCAGACGCACCCGATCGGGCGACAGCGGCAACAGTTGACCGCCTTGGCGAACATCGCCCGACCACTCCGCATATGCATTGCCGCGCAGCAGCAGAGAGATCATCATCTGCCGCAACCAGTCCGACATGGTAAGCCCCGGAGCCGGCTCGATCAGCAACGACGGCCACCGTTTCGGCGGCAACGGAACCTCCGTATCCGACCGAATATCCAACGCCTGCAACGGCAGCATCGCCACCGTGTCAGACAGCAACCGGACGCACGCCCACACCGCATCCAGCCGCATTGCATTCTCGGCAGTAGTCCCGCCGAACGCCAACGGGAACGGTGGCACGATCGGCTCCGGGAACGGAGACCCATCACGCTTGCTGAATAGCAAACTCATGTAAGCCTCCACGACAGGACAAGCAGCTCAACGCCACCGATCACATAGCCGGCAGGTTCGTAAATGCACCACACCCCGTAAGCAATCGCGGCAAGACCAGCGAGCCCAACAATCGACGCAAGAACGCTCACCAAACGTTCAACGCGGGGTCCTGCGTTGCGCTTGCTTGCCATGCTGCGATGCACCCGGCGTACAAAGGTGCCAAATCGGCTATTCCGCTCCTGATCCATACGAACGCAGAATCCCCAATCTTTTTCTGCCGAGCCGCCATGACGGCTTCAGACAGGGCATCCTGACCCAAATGGGACAGCCGCTTAGAAGTAACAAGGTCAAAGAAATAGCCACACGCGGCAGGCAGGGCGGCATGGGGAACACGGGTCAGGATCACGCCGTCACGCTCGAGCTCGGGTACCAACGCCTCGAACCCGCCGCCACCCGCAAACGCGAAGGGCACATCACCGAACGTCTCACGCAACTCAAGAATCCGGTCACGCAACCACTCAGTGCCGGGACGGTGATCGACCACACCGTCACGAGAAGTGACCTCAACCTGCACACTGTCGCCAACAGCCCCAGCCGACACGATCGCAGCCCACGAATGATCCGGCGACACATCAACGGCGAAGAACGGATCCGTAGGAGGTTCCGGCTCGTCGCCCTCAGCCTCGAGATCATTCCATGCCGTCAGCGAGAACGCGCCCTCGCCGTCCGGGTCATCCCACCAGCCCAACATCTCCCGTGCAAACTCGGCAGGAGGCAGCGACCGCCGCAGCGCGGCAACCGTCTCCATCTCCGGATCCTTGCGGAATGACACGAAACACGACTGCCGCCACAACGCCCGGTTATCCAGGGCACAACCCTCAGTCCCGACACGGTGATCGCAGACCGGGGAATCACACTCGAGCCTGTCAGACATCCACTCGGCATAGACCAGCCGGCGCGAACCGACACGACCACGATCACGGAGACCACGCAACACATCCGACCGAACCAGCCCAGCCGAAGAACCATAAAGAATCTGCGGATCAGGAACCTGCGTCAACGTCGGCAACAATGCGCCCAAATGCATTGGTTGAAGCGCAAACGCCTCATCCAAAATGATCTTGTCACCCGTCAGACCACGCCCACCACCAGTCGTCCTGGCCTTGAAAATGATCCGCGCACCCGAATTCAGGATGATCGCATTCTTACCCGCAGCCGTGATGACCTGACGCACCTCACGAGCAAGATCCGGGCAACCCTCAATGATGCCCACCATGTCCTGCTGCGCCTCAATCGCAGTCCCAAACTCATGCGCAGACCAGATAATCAGCGGCACCTCAGAGATGAAAAGCCACCCCAAAGCAGCCTGTTTCTCAACACCCGTCTTCAATTGCTGACGAGCAGCAATAACCGCAATCTCAAACGCCGCCGACTTAGTCGGCTCAACCGGATCAATAGCAAAAATGTCATCCAGAAGCATCTGCTGCTCCGGGTACGGCGCATACCCCGCCATCTCACACAACTCGCCCACCTCGGGACCAAGAGTCTCCGAGTACTCGAGCTTCGTGTAAAAATCAGGCTTCTTACGCTGGGCGAGCACGCTTCCGGTCACGCCGCAACCTCAACTCATCCATCGCACCCTGCTTCGGCGCAAGAGCATCAATCCGATCCATCGCCACCAACAACTGCCGATGCAACGACGCATAAGCGTTATCGTTCTGCGCCTTCTCCATCCGAGACGCCAAGGCAATAGCCGAAACGCCATCAACCGAACCCGTCAGATTCGCGAGCTCAACACGCTCACGCACCGACTCGGCCAAACCGGCATCCACCTGCTGAACCGGAATCGTCGCAACCGGAGCAACACCCTGCGACGCCAACGCCCGACACGAACCAGAGCAATACTTCGCCCGTTCCAACTTCGCCTCAAACGGCTTCCCACACTGCACGCAACGCTTATCCAACGCGGCCCCCTTGCGCAAGCCAAACTCCCGAGGGAATAAAAAAGTCGATTGCGGTCCTGGCGATGTGCCTGTCTAAAAAACCGAAGATCGTGAAAGTGATTTAGGTCACCAGTTGCGGCTGGTTTTGTTCGACCGTTGGGGCCAGGTCCGCTTGTTGTTTACCTTGCGTGCTCCGGCTGATCGGTTGCAGTGTGCGTGTGCGGGGCCTAGGTATCCGGTGCGGTCGTCGGTGTGGTCGAGGTCCCATGTGTCTGCTGCCATGACTGGGTAGCCGCATCTTGTGCAGGCTGGTTGTGTTCCTGCTTTGATCTTCTGGTCCCAGTAAACACGTAGTTCTTTGTGCGCTTTTCCGTAGCCTCGGTGTGGGGTGGGCATGTATTTGGGGGCGGTCTTTTGTTGCGTCTAAACGCGTGGGACCGTTATCTTGTCGAGGCTGCTTGGTGTCCAGTGTTCTGGCTTACGCGCTATGGCGAATACGCCTGGTACGTCGGGGTCTGGGATGCAGGTGTCTACGGTGAGTCCGAGTGTGGTGAGGATTTCGTTCATGGTGTCGACTGGGTAGCGCCAGTTGTCGACGGGGTATGGGTGGTAGGGGAAGCCTGGTGATCGTGTTGTGAGTGCGAGTGTTCCGCCTGGCTGGACGAGCTGGGATAGCGCGGTCATGGTTGCTTGCCAGTCTTCGACGTGTTCGAGCATCTCTGTGGTGATGACTAGGCCGAATCCTTGGGGGAACATGTGGGGTAGGTCTAGGACGTCTGCAACAAGGTCGACGTTTGGGCCGGCTTCAATATCGACACCGAGGTATGAGGCGGGATGTTGGGCTTCGATGTCTGCACGGATTGAGCCGTTGACGTCGTAGGAGCCAACTTCGATTACTGTCTGCCCGGTGATATGGTGGGGTTTGATGGCTTGTGTCGCCCAGCCGATTACTGATGGGTGGCACATGCGGTCATCCCCATCGTTGTCGGTATAGGTGTTCATCGCGGATGGTTGCTTGCTCGAGCTGAGGGTCTGCGAATCTTGCGACCTTGTTGTGGACGATTCCCGAGGCTGGGATTGCTTTTACGGTGAGACCTTCTGTAATTGCTCGACGGTGGAGGTCGTCGTCGCCGTACCACCATTGGAAGGCTTCGTCGGGTCGGATCTTGTCGGGGTGTAGGCCGAAGCACCAGCCGGTCATGGGTGATGGTCCGCCACGTCCTTGGAGGTAAACGAGGTCGGTGTGGTCTAGCGCTGTGGCAAGTTTCTTGAGCGCTGTGTGGGTGACGTTTAGGTCATCGTTGAGGATTAGGGCTGGTCCGTCGCATTGGTCTAGGCCGAGGTTCCACCAGGTGTGAATGTTGCGGGCGTCGCTGCGAATGGTGGTTGTGCCGGCGATTGGTGGGTGTCCGGGTTCGGTGTGGATGAGGATTACGTGGCCTGTCGCTTGGCAGGCTTTGACGAGTGGCGTGAGCGTTGGTCGGTCGAATCTGGTTGGGATGATGATGTCGATCATCGAACATCCGTTCGGCGCGTGTCGGTTGCGTTGTGCTGCGCGGCCTTCAGCGCCCGTCTAACGGGTTGGGACCCCTTGGTGGCATTAGTTCCCGTGCCCACTTTTCGGGGCTGCTGGTGAGCCACCGTCGAACGTGTGTGCTATGCCTCGTCATTGTCGATGAGTGCGATGGCTTCGAGTGCGAGACGTGCTGCCTCGATGATGGCTTTGGCTTCTTCGGGTTTGAGGTCGTCAGGCTGAAGCATCTGGTTCACCAATCGATGCGTGTTGCGCGTATGCCTTGAGTGCTGACCATTCGTCGCCGGTTAGCTTCTGCTCGAGCGGCACGAAGTGGATGGGTTTGGGTGGGAAGTCTGCGTGCTCGTAGTCGTCTTCAAGTTCGGGTGGTATCACTCTGGTATCAGGCACCCACGCGTCGGTCAACTAGACCTCTTCGATGTCCCCGAGGTGGAACTCATCGACGCTCGGGTCGCCCTGATCTGCCCAGAATGCGCGTGCCGCAGATTCGGCGCTTTCAATACCGGTGGTTCGGACTGTGACGATGAGGTGCGATTGTTCGGCTGAGCCGTCGCTTGTGTCGTTGTCGCGGGTGAGTGTCACTTTGGCTGAAATCACAGTAGGTGTAGCTCCAAGTCGTTTAGGATCTCGGTTAGTTCAGGTTGTGCTTCACGCCATGCACTGATTTGGCGGAGTGTGTCGTCACGTTTGTAGACGAGGGCGTGGATCTTGTCGAGGGCTGCGTCGATGGACTTGAGCGGGATGCCATCATGGGTCGGAATCCACTCACCCAATGTCGCGGGTCTCATCCCTGGCTTCACGTCGTTCACGTTTATGCGTGGCACGTTTGATGCGCTTCACAACACCAGCACGACCCGTGTAGATCAGCAGGTGACGCCATGCCGTGTAGGCGTCGTATTCGCTGGCGGCAACCATCCGCCGACGTCCCATGCCGGGCATTAGCCTTGCAGCCATCGGTAGAGTTCGTCGTCGTTGATGTTCAGGGGGCGGTCGTCTGCCATCCGATAGCCGGCAGCATGTAGTCCGATGACGATGCCGACACCGATCGCTAACGGCCAGACGTGCCAACCTGCGGTCATGCAGATGATCAGTCCGGTGTACGCCGCGGTGAGGGTGATGATGCGTCGTCGCACGATCACCTGCTTTGGTGTGGGATTGAGTGGAGCGCCGGGGAATCGAACCCCGCATGTGAACGAGGCGAACCCCGAATCAGCCGACCGATTGCGCCCCCTGCGTCTGCTTACGCTTGTTGATGACGCGCATTTGACGTGCGACTGGCGAAGATCCACGTCGAATGTTTTCCCGTTGGGACACGGGCTCCATGTGGGCTGGGTTGCAGCAGGCACGTTCGCCGCATAGGTGATCGATGACCAATCCTGCGGGAATATCCCCGAATGTGAATTCGTAGGCAGCTCGGTGCGCACCGATGTGGCGGCCGTTTACACCCGTCACCCCGTAGCCCATGTTGTTGTGAGCGCCAGTCCATTTCCAGCAATCGCCAGACTTGTCGACTTTCGCCCAGAAGGAATCGGCGGTTGTTGCCTTGTGCATGCTTAGTGCCTTCTCGTTCAAAGATGAAAAGCCCCGTATGCGACTCCGGGACAACGAGCGCGTGTTCAGTTGAAAGGTGTTCCGCAGCTCGCAGCGCATTCGATAAAGAATCCGGCTCAAGGCCGATGCGAGTAGTTGGTCGCTGGGTTGCGGAAGGTTAGAGCACTTCGTAGTGCGAGAATCGGCGCTTGTCGTGGTTGCCGATAAGGAACACGGTCGTTCCCTGAGTGGAGAACTTGCCCGTCCCGTCAGTGAACGACTTCGAGCCAGGATCGTTGGTGGTGCATTGGATCCTCGAGTACGGTCCGAAGTCATCAACCGAGGCCGTGTGCCGATGCGCGGTCACCCACAGTTCCGGGTTGAACTGCTTCTGCGACCGCAGCCAACCAGACTGTTTCGACAGCCATGTTTCCTCAGCGCCACCGATCTTGTGACCGTGAGCCATCGCCACGTTGACACCGGAGAATGTTCCTGTGGTTATCATCTCGTCGCGCGGTATGTCGAATCCGATGTGCGACAGGCCGGGATGTGTTGGGCACACCTTCGTGAGGATGTCACCCAGGAACCCGGTCGAGTTGTCTGCATCGTCGGTGAGTGCTTTGCCACCTTGCCGTTGCCATTGTCCGTGATTGCAGAGACAAGCAGCGTAGGTGACATCATCGAACAACGGTGCCAGCAACTTGAGTCCGGTCATGGAGAGCTCGAGCGCCAGGTTCAACTGGTCACGCAAGTTCAGGTCGACCGAATACGTCTGCGACGTGTAGTGACCCGTGACTGCTTCGGTCGGGTCGCCCATGTTCGCGATGAGCAACGATGAGACGTTGATCCCCGACTTGCGGAGATCCTTAATCCGTTTCTCTGAGCGCTCGAAACCGTCGAGTATGCGCTGTTGCGTGCCGGCAGTTCCGTCGCCCTCGCCTTTGCCGATCTGCCAATCAGCCCAACCGATGAACTCCGTCACCGGTTCGCCAAGCGGACGATGCGCGGACTTCGCCGGCCGCCACTTTCGCAACGATTCGACGATCGCAGGAACATCGATCATGCCCTCAACGCGGAGAGTGAATCGTGCCCGATACGAGTAGAGATGCACGGTGTCGCGGTCGCCGTTTTCCAGCCGCTTCGATTGCTCCCACATTGACATCCGCACCGTGTCGTCCACGATCGCGAACTTCTGCGGATCGAGGTTGAAGCGGCGGAAAACGTCAGACCAGTCAGAGATTGGTGTCTCGGACCTGATGTCGGTGAACTCGCCACCCTCGGACGTCAGATCAAGGTGACCGGGGATCGACTCTTCTACGGGCGGATGGCTGAACAACGGCAGCGTCCGTTTCTGTGATCGGAGATCGTCTCGATCGAGAACGCTTCAGAGTCCGGCGCGGTCTGATCGATGATCTCTCGCCGCATCTGCGTGCTCGAGATTGCGGAGTCGAGCCAGACCTGGACGTTGCTTCGGTCTGTCGGATCGAGCTGGTTCATCCAGCGGCCAAGCGAGCAGGGGGCGATGTTCAGGATCGGTGGTGCATCGAACATTTCGGGTGACTCCGATCTGCGGGCAAAACGAAAGGCCCCGAACCGTTTGGACGGCGGGACCTGGTTTTGGGCGCAAAGTATCGAGCGATTCAGGTTAGCACTCGTGTTCGATAAACACAAGCGTGGGATTCAACTATTTTTCGGACGCGAGTTCGAGTATCGGTTTCGCCCCAATCTGACGCGCCAACCACTCAAACTGCGCCGGATACCAAACCGCCTTACATGCCGCACATCTGGCCTCAGTAGCGTCGCCGGCCTCGTTGCGGAGGAACGTCAACGCCGCCGACTGGACAGTGGCACCGTCCTTCACTCGATGCACATGCGTTTCCTCACAGGCCGGGCACGCACCTTGGATCTCGCGGGTTGATGGCGGGTTGAAGAACGCCTCGATCGAATCCACCCAACGTGCAGCAACACGCCAGGCTGGCAGGAAGTCGATCTTGAAGTACACCGCCGATGCCGGGTTCTTAGCCTTCCGCCACGCATCCACGAGCTCGTCGGGGTGCTGTTGCGATGTCCGCAACGTCACCATCGTTGACTCGTCTGCTGCGGCAGCCCACAGTCGGACGTAGTTCTCGGCATGCCCATACGGCAGCGGTCGTTTCGTGGCAGCGACCAACGCCTCGGCTACTTGCCGTTCGATCTCGGTCAGCAGGTCACGAGCTGCGGCATCGATCGGTGGCCTCGAGCCGCGTCCACCAGCACCTCCCCCGGTTTCCATGCCAACGAAAACGGCCTCCCTGAGTTGCGGTAGAAGGCCGGGTCGTTTGACGAGGTGTTTGCCGTCGTCTCGGTCGATGAAGATGTGGGTTTCGATTGTGAGTCGGTCGATGCTGTCCATGAACGTCATCAGAACGGGGTCTCCGAGTCGTTGTAGTCGGTTGGCGCAGCAGATCCTTGGCTGATTGTTTCGTGGTCGTTGAGGGAAACATCCACGTAGGTTTTGCCGTCCTTCTCGGACTTCTTCCACGACAACTTCCCGCGCACTTCAACAGCATCACCTGTCGTAGCGGAGAGTCCCCAGACAATCACTCGGTCGGGGTACTGCGAACCACTGCGGGTGATCTCAACGACTGCATAGGGGCCGTTCTTCGCGGTCCCGGTTCTGCCGACCGTGCCTGCGATCTGGGCTGTGATGTAGTTGCTGCTCACGTGGTTCTCCTGACGTAGTGGTACTGGTAGGCCGAGTATTCCCAGTCGTTGAGGTCGGCGGGTTTGATGGTGGCTAGGAACATTTGGAAGGCGTCGTCGGATGCACGCCAGGTGTCGTCGGGTGGGTCAATCACCGGTCAGCACACCGAGCTCGAGCAGGCTTTGACGTTCTTCGGCCTCGGCTCGGATGGTTCGTTCCGCGATCGTGAGCCGGTGGGTTTCCTCGAGACGGCGTTGTGTCCGAATCCGGGTTACGCAGCGGACAACATGCACTGGCAGCAGCCAGTCGGAGGTTTCGCTGTAGTGAAGGCTGAGCGCTTCTACCGCGTCGTTGTAGTCGATGCGTGCGAGATCCTGCGCCCACACTTTCGCGATGGCTTGGTCGACGGTGCGGTTGTCTCTAGCTGATGCCAGGGTGAGTAGCTTGAATGCTTCGGGTTCGTTCATCGGTGTCTCCGTAAATCTCGAGGTACTTTTCGGCGTTCTGTTGCGCCTTCGTGGTTGGTGCGCGTCTTCCTGGTTGGGTGGCGCGTTCGGATTCGTTGAGCATCCAGTTGCGCCATGTGGCAGGCCAGTCGACCTTCACGGCTTGTGCTCCGGCTTTGGCTGTCCAGTAGTTGACGAACTTGACGGTCGCTTTCGAGACGTCAACGGTGGGTGTGTTCGTCTTCGCCCATTGGGTCATCGTCGGGGTGACGGCGAAGCCGTCTGGGATGCGTGAACCGCGCTTAGCGCCCTCCTCTTTTAATGGGTTGGGTTGGGTAGGGATGGGTAGGGTAGGGGTGTCCGGAATCCGGATTTGTCCCACCGGGACGCCACCCGGGACATCGCCAGTGTTTTGCTGGCGTTTCTGGCGGTACGCCGCCTTCCTGTCCCGTTCTGCTTGACGAGTTTTTTCAACTTCCTGACGAGTTATTTGCCACTTTTCCCAGTTTCGGAACACGAATCCGTCACGCTTTCGCGTCCAAAGTCGAGCCGGCCGAACAAGAAGGGCAGCGAGCTCGGCTGACCCGCCGAACGTCTCGAGCATGTAGTCGGGCACGAACCCATCGGTCAGGTGGGCTGACGACCACGCACCCGCGAGGGTCCACATTCCGACCGCTGCGGCTCTCTGCTCGGCTGGGATCGCCATGACTTCCTTGGACCCGTAGAACTGGTCATCGACACGGAACCAGACCATTACCCCTTCTTCAGTTCGTTGTAGCGGGCGCGGATGGCGTCGATGGTTTCTGTGTCGGCGTGACCGGTTGCGGCCTTGCCGAGCTCGGTGATAGCGGCAATGTCGGTGATGGTTGATAGGTCGTAGGGGCGCGGCTGGATGGTGAAGTCTTTCCGTTTGCCTCGCGTGATGGTCAACGGCAGGCTGACTGGGCCGGCGATGTGTGACAGGTGGCTGATCTGGATGCCGCCAACCTTGGTGGGGCCGAATGTGATCTCGGGGTTTCTGAACAGGGTCATCTGTCGGGCGGTGTATTCTGATGCTTCCTTGCCCCATGCCTGGACGATCATTCGACGCATGGAGAGTGAGGGACGGTATGCCCGTCCGGGGTACTCGACGAGTTGGAAGTCGAATGGCTGCTCGGCTTTACCCGCGATGACTGCCGCGATCGTCACGGTCATCGGCCCGGAGATCATGTCGTCGGCATTGAGCTGATCGGATCGAGGGGCGAGGCTAGCGGAAATGTCCATCAGATTCTCATTTCTTCGACGAGGTTGATTGTGCGTTCTGTCTCAGGTAGGCCGATGACGGCTTCGTTGTATTGGGCTCGCATGATGGCTGCGGTTTCTTCGAACGCTTGAGCGGTTCGGGCGATCGCTTCCTGCCATACCGGGTCGGGTAGGACTCGCTTCCTCCATAGCGGCATCCCGCCACAGAACGAGAGATAGTCCAGCCACGCGCGACCTGACACGAACAGGGCTGCTTGACACTGAGCCATGTTCTCGGCGGGTACAGCGTCAGCAAGGATCGTTGACAGGTGTTCTTTGGGACGCCGGGACTTGGTCTCGATCATCCCGTCGTCGCCCACTAGGCCATCCGGGGAACAGCCCAGCTTGTAGTTTTCTTCATCGCGGATGATGAACCCAACCTGCTTCACTGTGGCGTAGTGCTCGGTGTAGAGGTTGCGGACGATGGGTTCGATGTCATGTCCGCGTTGCATGTCGAAGCTTACGTATCGGTCGTCTGTCCAGCCGGTGATGCGTTCAGCGACGAGGGTTGCGGTGAGGGCTCGAGACTCGGGGTTGTTGGCCGGCTTGATGGTCTTCGCGGTGATGAGCTGCCCAATTGTTGAGGCGGTGAGGATGCCCCTGCGGGCGGCATCCCACTCGTCGGTTCCCTGGTCTATATCGAGGATTGTGATCATTTGCCCCATCCGATTGCTAGTAGGTCACGCACCGTGAGGGTGACGTATTGGTCGAGGAACTGGCCTTTGCCTTTCCTCTTGTGAATGACGATCCCGGCGATGGCGTCAGCGTTGCCGGCTTCGAGGTGTGCTTCCTCAACCCAGCCGGCGAGGTCGAGGCGGGCGACGTTCTTGCACTCGACCGCGACTTTCCCGAATGGGGATCTGACGTTGGCAATGTCGCCCCGGTCGGATGATCCATGCAGGGGGGCTCGATCGATTCGGTCGTCTTCGAGGTGTTCCGCTAGACCGTCTGCGATGAGCCGTTCGAAGGTGGTCCCCTTCTGTTTGTTGCGGCTCACCAGGCACCCATTGCGGCGTCTCGGAGTTGGTCGTCATCGATGCCTACGTAACCCTGAGTAGTACTCACTGAGGCGTGGCCCATGAGTCGCTGCAATGCGAGGAGTTCGCCGCCATGTTTGATGACTTCGGTTGCGAACCTGTGGCGGAGTTTGTGGCAGGTGACACCGGGCGGGAGGACTCTCGAGACGAGACGACTGACGTAGGCGGGGGAGACGTGTCCGTTGTCGCGGCCGGGGAAGATGAACCCTTCGCGCGGGTTGCCTTCACGGTCTGTGCGGATCTGTTGCACGAGGTCGTCAGCGATTGGGACGAGACGGGTCTTGCTGCCCTTCCCTTTAATGCGGAGTGAGTAGCGGCCTTCGATGCCTTCGATGTCGCGGGTGTTGACTTGTGCGATCTCCATTGCGCGGGCACCGACACGGACACCTATGGTGACCATGAGCTGCACCCGGGGTGACGCTTTGTCTAGTGCGGCATTGACAGCCTCGAGCGTGGCTGGCTTCGGCACACCATGAGGGACACGGACGGCTGGCAGATCCTTCGTCGGATCGTCGGGGAGTAGACCCTTCTTGAACGCGAACCCGAAGTAGCCAGTTAGGGATGACCGCACAACCCCCTTGGTGTTGGGTGCCCAGTTAGGGTTGCCCATGTAGTCGACGAGGATGTCGTCGGTTACGTCTTCCGCTGCGACACCCGGGTGGGTCTTCCTAAATCGTTCGATCTGGTACAGCCGCAGTTCGATTGTGCGGGGTGATCGTGTGGCGGCTTTCAGGTATTTCAGGTACAGCGGATCGATCTCGTTCCACGTCATGGTGGACTCCTTCAGTTGTCGATATTCAGTTGGCGTATAGCGTTGCTATACGGTCATGCGAGGTCTTCACTCAACCGCGATAGCCGCAACTAGGGGGGCGTTGGTTGGGTTTATTGCGCTTTCCCTGACCATGCGCGGGAAGTGTTAGTGGCCCGTTACTAACAGATCCAGCGAAACTGTTACTTGCCCGCGTGCCTTTGCTTCGCCCGTTTCCAATCTCGCCAGATCAGTCCGTCAGGGGCGATCAGCAGCACCTCGAAGCCCGTCTCGTCGAAGCCATCGACGGGGACCTCACTCGGCTTGTATCCAGCAGCCTCGATCATCTCGGTTCGCCGCGTGTAGACCTGCTTCGGGGGCGTCATTCGGTCTCCCTACTTTGACGTTCTTGTCCGTCAGCCCATCCCGTGCCCGCACAGGCCACGCATCCGTTGCCATCGTTGGGCGGGGCGTAGCCACCGGTACCACCGCAAACCGTGCAGGGTGGATGATCAACGTCTGGCCCTGAAGCATTACCTGGAAGGGCCAGTATTCCCGCCATCGCGGACTCGGCCCCAGCCAGTCGCTGCTCAATATGGGCGGCGAGAATGTCGAATCGTGCGTCAGGCATTGGCCTTCTGCACGATCAACATGTCGCCGTTGTCCTTCTCTTCCCAGTCGAGGGTGGCGCTCTCGTCGGCGGCGGTGAGGATCTGCTGCGCGAACTCCCGCGCCTCGGCCGGCGTGAAGTAGCCGTCCCAGCCCTGAAGCTTGTTGATCTCGATCGCGACCTCATCGGGCAGCGCCCGAACCTCGGTAAGTTCACGGCCCATGTTGCGGATGACATTGCTCATTTCGTTTCTCCTTCGTTGGTTGGTGCGGAACTACCGCATGCTGGTTCATCGGTGACCGTAATCGTGCCGTCTTCGGCCCGGTTCACCCACCGGCCTGGCAGCACTTTCTGAACGCCCCCACCGCCACCACCAGATGGACCCTGACCGTTCGGGAACACATGCGACCCACCCGGCAAACGCACAACCTCAGGACCGTTCTCACCCACCACCGAGTACTTAGTCATCGTCCCCCCCAGAACTCGCTAGTTTGGGGACAGCCAAGCTGCCGAGGTAGCTGAGCAGGGTCTCATCGATGCGCAGGATCAGCGAGTCGTTATCGCGCCACGCGAGCTCGGCACTCAGGCGACGGATCTCCTCGACGACTTCCTCCGCCGTTGACTCCGTTGTGATGTCCATCATTTGCTCCGGTTCTCGTCGATCTGGATGCTCTCATCGCCACGGCTGGTCTTGTCACTGACGGCCGCAGCAGCGTCACTCATGGGGAAGTCCACCGTGTAGCTGTAGATCGCCGCCCGGATCACGCTCGAGGCAGACTCGCCCACTGCGGTCGCGTAGTCGGTGACCATCTGCCACAAATCGTCGTCCATGCGGATCGTGCGGCGAGGGGTGTGGTTCTCGTTCGGTGTCATGACACAAGTATGCACCCTCGTGTCATGACACGCAAGGGGCAATGTCACGATGCGACCTGCTGTAACTTGCCCCACGGTCGAGCTCGACCCTTCGACCACATGTCGCGAATGTTCTCCTTCTGCGTCCCCGGCGACAAGTGCTCCGGGTTGATGCAGGCCGGCTTGTCGCACGAGTGCATGAGGTAGACATCGCGACTCAGCGTGACGCCGTGCGCTCGCTCGTAGGAAGCACGATGGACTCGCACGGGCACTTGGCGCAGATCATCCACGCGCCCGTAGCCGTACTCGTCGAGTCGGCCGTTCCAGATCCAGCACCCTTCTTCATCGACCGTCCAGCCGATGATGTCGATGCGCTCCGCGACGGGGGTGTTCGACGGAATGCGTCGCCGCAGCTTCGCCGGACCGAGCTCACCTGTCGCGCGGAGTCGCTGGGCGTGCGCCCCGCAGTAGCGGCCACGCCCGAAGCGGTCGCATCCTTCGACGCCGCACGGGTGGATCAACCGACCTTGTTTGTCACGCATGATCGCCTTCCTCTGTTAAGCAGGCCCCAACGGATGTCAGGACAGTTGCGGCCTTCGCCCGGAAGGAATCGAGTGCCTCGGTCTTGCAGGAGCACTCGTGGGGTTCGCCCGCGTGGTAGTGGCCTGCGTCGAAGCCAGCCTCGAACGCGGTGACGAGAATGTCGCGCCAGCCCGGTGTCGCGGTCAGCTCGATCTTGATGTTCGCCGTGCCGGCCATCAGAACCTCACGTCATCGGTCGACTGGGGGATCGACGAGAGGGCGCTCTTGAGCGTGTAGGGGTCGAGCGAGTCGACGTGCGTGCGGGAGCACGGCTCGGTGACCACCTCGCGGGTGAACACCTGCACGCCGTAGCGATCAGCCAGCGACCGCAGCACACGCGCAGCAGCCGCACGGTCCCCGTTGGGGACGCCACCGTACTGCCCGCGCTCAGCAATCGCGTTGAGAGCTCGCACACATCCGGCCAGGGCCTCTGCTTCGGGCACCCGCTCGGGGAGCTCGATTGTGACGCTCTTGGTGCTCTCGGATTCGGCCAGGCGCTTGCGTGTCTCAGCCAACTCTTCGAGCAACTGGGCTTTAGTCCTGCGGTCCTCGGTCATGCGTTCTCTCCATCTGTCTTGGAATGGTGCGGTGCTGGTACAAGTAGCGCGGTCAGCGCGAGGGCTGCCTGCTGCGGGACGACGCCGTTACCGAGCGCCTTGAGCTGCGCCTTCCGGTCGATGCCTGTATCGGTGACGTGGCCGGCGGGGAGTCCCATCATCCACTCGACGAACCCTGGACTGAGGCGAGGGTTTCCGCTTCGTCCATCGGGAAGAGTGGGGGAGGGAGCGAATCGTCCGAGGACTGATTCCCACCGTCGAATCGCGGGTTCGTACTGGCCCCAAAGCTGGTCCGTACCACCGCGTCCGTCAGTGTCACGTTGCTCGGGTTCGAGCCGCCCGATGCCCCCGAGTCCTGAGCGGTCGGAGTCGGTAACAGGCGTATCTCCTTGCCCAGATTCCGTGCGTGACCGTTCCCCGTCTCGGGCTGCGTCGTCGGAGTCGGAAGGAGTTGAACCGCGATCGTCAGCGGCATCCCCATCCCATTCCCGTTGATCCCCCTCGCATTCACCAGCTCGCGACGTGCCAGCCAGGTCGCCGGTCCCTCCCCATCGTTCGCCACGCTCGCCGCTGGGGTCGGTAGCAGGTGCTCCACCTCGTCGGCCAACGTAGGCCCATGCCCACCCGCCTTCCTCTTGTCCGGGTGCTGCGAGCCACCATTGGTCCCGAGGTTCGCGGTGGGTGTCTTTAGCAAGGATGAAGATGCGCTCGCGACGGTGGGGAGCTCCGGCATCGGAAGCTCGTAGGCATATCCACTCCGCGTCATACCCCGCTTCGGCCAGGTCCCGCTGTACGGCATCGAACCCCAAAGAGAGATGTCCTCGAACGTTTTCCAGGACGACGAGTCCGGGTCGTATTTGGCGAATGGCCTCGAGAACGTAGGGCCAGAGGTGTCGCTCATCGTCGGAGCCTTTCCGTGAGCCAGCGGTGGAGAACGGCTGGCATGGGTAGCCGGCCGTGATGATGTCTACGGGGGTGACATCGGCCCAGTCGATCGTGGTGACATCGCCGTAGTTCGGGACCCAGGGCCAGTGATGCGCGAGGATCTTCGATGGCGCTTCGTCATACTCGAAGTGCCAAGTGACAATGCCGCCGAACACGTCCTGGACCCCCATGTCCAACCCGCCGTAGCCGCTGAACAGTGAGCCGATCATCGGGGTCATGGCCCTACATCCTGAGATAGTGGGCTCACGGGTTCACCTGATAGTTGGTGAGGATGGAGCCCTTCGGGATGTGGAACCGGTGTTGCGGTTCGCCGGGAACGACGTAGTGCCATGTCCACGGCACCCAGACGGTGTTCGTCCAGGCCGCACTCACCCAGTCCTCCATGTAGGGCTTGCCGCCCGGTTCGACGTCTTCGTAGATGATGCTGCGGCCAACGGTGGTGTCGTGAATAGTCGCGCCGCCGTCGCTCCCGACCTCGATGTAGACAATCTTCGTCTTGGTCGAAGATGACCCCTCGACGCCGCCGAAACCGAGGAAGAAGGAACCACTGATCTGGGAATCGGTGGAATCCTTCGAGACCAGGGCGTGCAGTCCGTAACGGTGCAACAGCTCGGCCTTCACGCCGGGGGGATTCGTTGACCCAACCCCAATGACTGCGCACATGATCAGAGCGAGGAGGGCCGACAATGCGGCGAAGCCGCCGAACCAGGACCACTCCCAGTAGTCCTTCGCCGTGGCGATGAATCCCACGATCAGCAAGACAGCGATCACGGCGACTGATATCCAGAAGACCATTTCAGTTCCCTTCGGGTCGTACATCGTGTGGTTCTTGTGCATTGATCTCGTCCACGGCGGCGTAGTAGGCCCGCTTCCACGACAGGCCGATCTCCTTGGCCCCGACTGCGATGCGCCACCAGATCACGGCAACCTCGATCGCGATCAGCACCGCGGCGGCGAGAATGGCGATCCAGAACTCGGCCCAGTTCATGTGTCAGCACCTGATGGTTCTGGTTCGCCGCAGTCCATGCAGTAGCGGCGTTCGGGGTCTGGCCCCATGCCCAAAGCGAACGTGAAGTAGTGCGGTCCGCCTTCCGTCTCCGGGCAACCCGAACCGCTCTCGCGGGTCGCGTGGAAGTCCTCGATCGTCCGATCAGCCACGGGACTCTTCCTCCCGCACTAGACGCACTGCAAGCTTGATGAGGGTGTCGGTCATGCCGTTCTCGCGGATCGTGCTCGGAGCGGTGCCGCGACCCATGACCGTCGTACCCGGCCACTCGGCGCGCAGACGCGCTTCGATGCGGGTGGCAAGAGGATCGGTCTCGCGGTAGGGCATCGCCACGGGCTCCGGCTTGCCGTAGTCCTCCGTCCAAACGCAAGCGGGGCAGTAGCGGTGAGTCTCGTGCCAGTAAGGTTCCGGGCAATCCTCAACGGCGACAGGTGGGCGGCTCATTCGTTCTCCTTGGGCGGTACAGAATGGATGGATAGTGGGAGGCCATCGCGAACGAGACCGTTACCGTCGATGCGTTCCCACTCGCCGCGACGACGACGGATCACGACCGATTCGGACCAGAGCGGATTGCCCCGCTGAAGGCGAAGCAGATCCTCTTGCGCGACCTCGAGAGACCGACCGTCGTAGCGTGGGCGTTCGACCGAGTGCCGGCCGCTGAACTTGTCGACGTAGGCGACCGTGTACTCCCACGGCACCTCATCGAAGAGGGTCGCGTCACTCATCGGTCTCAACGTCCGCGAGGTATGACAGGTGTTCGTAGGCGTCCTGCCGATCGTGAATGTCAGGGCACTTCGGCATGATCTCTTCGACCCGCCGAAGGATGCGCTCGAAGTCGTACTGACCCAACTCGGGGTAGTCCTCCCAGTTGACCCGTTCGACGTCTACGAGCTGCCAGAGGATGTACTGAGCCATCAGGTCGATCGACTCGTCGTACGGCGACGGCTCAGCCATCGGACGGACCAGCACTGGAAGGTGCTTGATTAAGGCCCGTGGCGTTGCTCGTCGCTACGGTTGTCTCTCCGTTCATCCGAGGCGGCACGGGGGTCAGGTACGGGTTCTGCGGATAGTCCGCGGCCCGAAGTGCGTAGCTGTAGCCGGTGTTGTACAACTCGACGGCATCGTGACGGCCACGTTCCCACGCGTCGGATTTGCCGACGTAGATCCACCGGATGAATGCTTCCCAGTCCTTGATCTCCGCGATGTGCAGGAACGGCTCGCCGTCGCTGGACTCCCAAAGGACCGTGGTTCCGTCTTCGTGGTCGTTGTAGCCGTATCGCTTTCCAGTCATGGGGTGTACTCCTTCGCGTGGACAACACAGTTGGGTCGAGCGCACGAGCACAGAACGCTGAGCTCTGCCGGCGAGAACTCGCCACGCTCAACCATGAAGCGGACGCGCTGGCGGGCACGTTGGCCCCTCGTCATGCCTCGCATGATCTCGGCCTCCGCGTACGCGTTCTCGATCGCCGCGAGGTCCTTTGGGCCGAGGGTCTCAACGTCGTTCATTTGCGGATCTCCAATCGCAGCGTTTCGGGTGTGCCGCAGAGGGCACCGGGACATTTGCATCCGCGCCATCGGATGCAGGCTTCGGCGTGATAGCCGCGCTGACACTGGACGCAGATCATGCGTTTGCATCCTTCACAGCACTGCGACGTTCTTGTCCGTCGAGGTCTGCCATGCGCTTCTGCCACTCGATTGCAGCCGGAGAATCGTCGGTCAAGTTCAGAATCTGAGCCAGCGTCTTGTTGACGGTGACTCCCGGACGACTGATCGGCTCGACCGTGCTCACGACTGCCACGCATCTCCGGCCGGGCCTTCGACGTGAAGGTTTTTGACGGCCATCTCGTGGGTCAGGTGGTCGGCGCAGAGCCGTGCCGTGTTGTAGCCCTCATACCGGATCTGCGCGCCGGTCTTGGTCGGGGCGTCGCACTCGTCACAACCTCCCCAGTTGCCGAACGTCACGTCGAGGGTCACGTTGTCTCGCTGGTAGCGCCCGTAGCACTCGCGCGCCTCAGCCTCGGTCGCGTGGGGTGCATGCTCGGTGCAGTAGCCCAACGGATGACCGCCGCGCCTGTTCAGGCTGACGTAGTGCCAGCCGCCGCCGTCGCCCTTCTGCGCCGCCGTGAGGTGGTTCATCGGAGCAGCCCCTGAGCAGTGTTGATGCGGGTCTGAAGCGATTGGTTGGCGCGCGAAACGAATCCGCACCACTCGCACAGGATGATCCCGTTCGAGTTGACGAACTTGTGCAGGCACGGTGGGAAATCACCTACGTAGGTCATCGAATCTCCTTATTTGACAATTTGGGGCTAGGCCGCGATCGACTGATCGGCCGGCATGAACTCGTCGACCATCGCTTGCTGCTTTGCGGTTAGCCGCAGCCCGTACACGAGCTCGAGGCGACGCAAGGGCTGCTGAATGGATGCGAGGATGTCGTTGCGTTCCTTGACACATCCGGCGCATCGCATCCGGGGCGCGTCAGACTTCGTGGCGTAGAGCTTCTGCTCGGTCAACTTGTGACCCCAGCGGCACTCGTCCAGCGGCCAGTCCTGCTTGCCGAACTTCTCCTTGCGCGCGTTGTTCTGCGTCCGCGTCAGGAGCCGCAGGTGCTCGGGGTTGATGCACGAGTGGTTGAAGCACTTGTGATCGATCACGAAACCATCGGGGATCGGGCCGTTGTGAAACACCCAGCTCGCACGATGGGCCAGGAAGACGTGCACCTTGCCGCCACGAGATCGCGGCTCCTTGACGGAGAGCATCGAGTAGCCCCTGACGTTCGACTGATAGCCGCTGATCCAGCAGCCCGACTCGGCGTCCACCGTGTACTTGGCGAGCGCTCGGCGCTGCACCTTTTCGGGGATCGGGAGGTTCTTGTGGTACGGCATTCTTGCTCTTTCTTTAGCGGGGCTAACGTCTCGACAATTAGTCAGGCATGTTGTGACGGGTCGGGCTCGCGGACCACCTCGAGATGGGGGCCAAGAATGATCGCCCGGACGCCCGCCTGCTGAAGGAACGATTCGCGGATGTGCTCGACTTCTCCGCTCGTCAGCTCGTACTTCGCTTGGAGGACGATGGTGTCGCCGACGTGCAGTTTCAGGGCATTGGCGATCGGCGGCAGATCCGTCATTCGATCACCGGTACGAGTTCGAAGTTCCAGAACGTCAACGGCTTCTCCGACGACGGAACACGAACCTTCGACAACAGCGGACCGCACTTGACGATGACGCCCTTGCTGATCCGTTCCCGCTTATCGATCGGGCGCGTGATGACCCGCATGCCCTCCTCGAGGTCAGGCACGGTGAAACTTCGAGATCAGGCAGCGGTCCTTCGAGAACGTCATGTTGGACCCCCATACGTTGAGGACGATCCAGTCGTCGTTCTCTTGCACGATCGCCCCGGTGTATTCGCAGGTGTCGTCCTTGTGCTGCCCGTAGCGGAACGGGAAGTAGGTGACGGTGGCGTGGGGTGTTGCGCCGGCAATGAGTCGGTCAGTCGTCGTCGACATCGGGTTCTCCTAGGGCGAGTAGTTCGAGTAGGTGGTCCCAGCGGGTGAGGGCACGATCGATAGCTGCACGTAGGCGGTCACGCATCGTCGTCCCTGTCGAATGGGTCATGTGTCACACGGTCATGTGCGGTTGCTTGGTCGTCGGCGTCATCCTCAACAGGAGTCAGCGGACCCGACCAGTGGCATTCGTCACAGACGGCTTGATAGAGCCGTTGCTTGTCAACGAACGCGCTCATCGGAGGTTGTCCGTCAACGCATGCAGAATGTGACCACGACTGATGACGGCGGTGAGTTTCAACGCCCCGGACAGTTCGTTGCGGAGATGCACGATCGCCATATCCGTCAGCTCGGGCCATTCGAAGAAGTGGACGTTGCGTCGGTACGCCTCGCACAGATTCTCATCCGACATCCCGCCACGCTGATACAGGGACAGAATGTGTGCGGTCGCTTGGTCACGGATTGTGCCGGCCGGTCCGCGTGCCAACGTGACAGCCAGTACGGGCATCTCGGGTTCGCGGAACAAGTTCGGTTCAGTGATCGTCATTGGTCAACCTCTCTATGGAAAGAACGAAGATGCCCCGCCAGTCGTATCGGGCGACTGGCGGGGCTCTGCGGAGAGGTTGGGGGAATCCTGGGGGTACTCCGCATGTATAGGGGTGCCGGTGCTCTCCTCGCCATGAGTCAGAGAGCAAACACACCAGGCCGGACTTTCCCTGGTGGCTGATGCAGCACGCGCCCCACATGGAGGCTGCTCGAGCAACGGGCCGCTAGTTTGTCCGTATCAAACTTGACCCCGGATACAACGGACAACTCACCGGGGTAGAGACCGTGCCGCTCCATGAGAGCTAGATGCCCGAAGCATCACGCACGGTCCGGTCCTACCTACATCTGCTCCCCGTGTGCGCGGATCAGCAGAGCGTGTGGCATGTACCCCTCGCACGTAACGGGGCCACGCCATAGACCAAAGGTTTTGAGTCCACACCAAGCGGTCTCATTTGCAGCCGGAATCTGCCGGTCTGACTTTCAGCATTTGCGCCCCTCACCCGGCCACTACACCGAGATCCCAACGCACCATCTATTAGTCGCAACCTGACGAGCGTGGGGCTTAGTAGCCATCCGTCAGAAGCTATGAAGTTGTGATCCGGGCGGGGTCGGGTGTCATCCCCGCCCGGAAGTGTTAGGGAGTGGTGCGCTTCGACAACACCAACGCCAGCAACACGACGAGCGCGATGCCGAGATACATCCAGGCGGTCATCGGAGACCCGCAATCGCGATGAACGCACAGGCTGTCCAGAGGAACGCGATGAACGCGCCCACGAAATAGCCGAGACAGATCAGAACGGCTAGTGCGAGTAGACCGACGACCAGACCGTCACGTGCGATCCTCAACGCGCGGATCACGAGACACGCTCCTTCAGGAGTGCCAGAACCTCGGACTCGTAGAAGCGGCGTTGATTGCCAGGAGTGCGAACGACGGTCAACTTGCCCGCCGAAGCCCAAGCCCGTACCGTAGGCACCTTCACCTGGAACGCCGCCGCTACCTCACCGATTGGTAGGAGCTTCGGGTATGTATCCGTATCTGGCATGCGGATACCTTCGCACGGGCTACTGACAGTTGTCAATACGGATTCGTATTTGACCCCCGATATTGACACCTACCGGTACGTATGTGTAGGTTTTTGGCATGACGTTGAACCCCGTAGTCCCGCTGCGACTGCGCATCCCGGAATGGTCGTTCGCCGAACGCCTCCGCAAGGGACGCCGCGACGCGCGACTCTCGCAAGCCGAAATGGCGTCGCTCATCGGAGTGAAGGAATCCACCTACTCCGCATGGGAGACCGGACGCAACACGCCCGACGTGGCCGACCTCGCGCCGCGCCTCGAAGAGATCACGGGCGTCTCCCGCATGTTTTACATCGGCTGGGTAACCAGCAACAACCCCACACCGGGCGGGGAAGGCCAGACCACGGATTATGGGTCCGACGTTCTGGCCTTCCCAACGTCCCGAGTCCTGCAAGCCGCGTAATCTTACTCTCTCAAACTAACGATCGCGCATGACCCACATGTGGGGGTAGACGCCCCGTGCCGCTGTACTTAATCTCAACTATGGACTGGGAGCAAACGCTCTCGGACTACGCGACTCATCAGCGTGCCGCACGACTCTCCGAAAAAACGATCAGGAACCGCGAAGAGTGCCTACGACTCGTAGCACGAGTATCCAGACGCGGCCCTGACCAAGTAGCACTCGACGATCTTGAGCGCTGCCTAGCCAGACGCCACCCCAGGACCGGCCAACCGTTAGCGGCCGGCACGTTACAGTCCGAGCGCTCATACATGCAGAGCTTCTTCACCTGGTTGAAGAAGACGAAACGCCGCAAAGACAACCCGGCGAAGGATCTACCCAAGGTCAAGATCCCGCGCCGCAAACCACGCCCGCTGCGTCTGGACCAGATTGAAGACGTACTCGACTGCGGCATCTACACACGCACCCGCGACATCATCCTCATCGCCGCATTCACCGGGTTACGGCTCGGGGAGGTTGTGAAGCTGCGGGGCGAAGACGTCGACCTGCGAGCAATGACCATCAAATCGCTCAGGAAGGGCGACCTCGACTGGGAAGGGACCCTGAACGCGGAGCTGCTCGAGATCGCCCAACGCTATCCGCGTTCGGGCTGGTGGTTCCCCTCCCCGTACACTAATGAGAAGTTCCCTGGTGGTGGTGGGCACATCCTTATGGCGTCCGCATCCGACCGAGTATCGAAAGCGATCCGAGCTGCGGGGATCTCCGACCACCGAATCACGGGCCACTCCATCCGCCACTATGCGGCAACGGAGATGATCCGGCGTGGTGCATCCATCCGTGCCGTTCAAGAGTTCCTGGGGCATGCGTCACTTGCCACGACCCAGTTGTATGCGGAAGTCACCCTCGACGACATGCGGGTCGCGAACGACGTCCTGCCGCCGATCCACAGCCCGAAACGCGCCAACCGGACACGTCGCCCTGTCGCGTCTGAAATACTTGCCGCTTAGGGGCCTCTCGTTCAACGGCTAGGACCGCGGACTTTTACTCCGCAGATCAGGGTTCGATTCCCTGGGGGCCTACTTGACGAGAATCCACTAGACATGGTAATTGGGTCGCCCTACTATTGGTGAATGAAGATCATCATCGCGCGTGTCTTGGCCGGCGTCATCTTGGCTGCGGGGATGGCGGTGGGCTCGGCAGCTACAGCATCCGCGGACACGCCCGACCCAACCCCGTCGCCTACATTGTCGGGCATCATCAATCTGCCCCTGCCGATCATCACGCCGAGCCCTACCCCGACACCGACCCCGACGTTGGGTGGCAGGATCAACCTGCCGTTACCGATCTTCACGTGGCCACCCCACCCGTCTCGGGAACTTGCGAAGACGGGTGCCGTGCCGTGGGGTGGTCTCGTGTTCGCCGTGACTGCGTTGCTGACTGGTGGCGTCTTAGTTGTGACTCGTCGTCGGGCGGTGTAGAAACCAGAAAAGCGCCGACCCTTTGTGGGGGTCGGCGCTTTTCATTCGTTGGGTTGTTCGCAGTGGCAGGCGTCACGGGTTGCCCCGTAGTCGCACTGGGTTTCAGCGCACGGGTGGCGGCAGCCGCACATCGGTCACTGACACGCTTCGCACTGCAATTCGTCCATCGGGTCTGCGTCGGGTTCTTCGTATTCGCCCACCCGGTCAGTCACTCGTTGATGCCCCGGTCGGGTGAAACGATGCCGGTGTCTTTGCCAACGACGAGGGTGGTGGTCGTGGCGTAGGTGGGGATCAGTGAGGAACCGAGCAGCCACTTCTCGAGGGCCGGGAACTTCGCACCAAGCGCACGGGCTGCGGCGTAGTAGCCGGCGATCACGAGTGCGGTGACGGTGAGTTGGATGGCCGCAGATGCGTCGGTTCCGAGGGTGGTGGACAGCCAGTGCAGACCATCCCGAATGGCGGGGAACCGTCCGACAAGGAATGTGATGCCGACACCGTAGAGAGCGGGGACAAGAGTGCGGATGAGGGCGGCGATTCGGTCGGAGATGGTCATGGATCTTCTTTCCTAGGGGTGGGTGAGTTGGATGACTTGGAGGATCACGGCGGCGAGGATGCCAAGCCCGGTGATCCAGATCATGATCTGGTTGAACAGGTTCGAGCGGGCCGTGCTCGAACCTGTCTTGTTGTCCTTCAGCACGGCGACGTCGGACACGAGGTTGCCGATGTCCTTCCTGAACTCGGCGTGCTCTAGTTCGTGTTGCGTTGTCGCCTGCGCTTGCGTCGCGGACGACTGCGTAACGGTGTCCTTGAGCGCGTTCATGGACCCCTCTAGTCGCCCAAGCAGATAGTTGGTCTGGTCCTTCGCGGGGATCGGGCCGATGTCGCTCATGGTTTAGGCGACGGTTGTCGTAGCCTGAGCTTTTGCCCATGCGGTCGTGAACACGGTGCCGGGGTGGCAGTGCTTTGACAGGAACGACCAGGCGTCCACGGCGCCGCCCACTTGGTCGTCGAAGCCGAGGTTCCACATGGCGGCGTTGAGGTCGCTGAGCGTCAGTGGGCCGTGTACTGGGATGCCGAGTGCGGCTGGTTCGGTTGCGGCGCAGCCTTTGACGTACAGGCCGGGTGCGGCGATGAATGTGCAGACTCCCGCGGTGGCGGAGGTGTAGCTGAATGCGTACATGGCGTTGTCTTCCTGGGTTGATTGAGGAGGAATTGGATGCGAGCCCTCCGCTGCGGGCTGGGCCGAGTGGTTGGCGAAGTGCCACGGTTCGGCAGGGAACGGTGCGCCGTCGATTTGGATGTTGTGCCACCCGTGTGCGGCGAGGATTGCGAGGAACTTGGGTTCGTTCCAGTTGCGCAGTTGTCGCTGGTTGTTGATGTCGACCGCGCGCCCCTTGACGTGATCGGACTGCGGAGAACCATGCAGGGCAAGCTCCTGCGCCAGCGTCCGCAGACCGCCGAGCGGAGACAGGACGGCCGGGATGATGCCGGATGCTGCGTGGATCTCCTCGAGCGCCGCGTTGAGGGACGGGGCGTAGGCGTCACCGATGTTCTCGGTGCTGTAAATGATTGTCGCCATTAGGACCCCTGGTTCACTTTGATGACACGGATCGTGCCCGTGATTGTTCCTGCCGAGGCAGAGATCGTGAGCCCGTCGTATGCGGTAGAAAGTCGGTGAAGGAGACCCTTGTGGTTCGTTCCGGTGGTGGCTGCTGCGGTCATCGGGTTCAGGGTTGCGACCGCCCGCGACTCGCCCGTTGTGGGGCGCGCAAGTCCAGCGCCGGCTAACGTCATCCGTATGAAATGGAACGCGGTCGTCGCACCGGGGAGGCCCCAGAATGCTGCGGCGAGGTTCTGCGACACTGTTGCTGCGGCTGCGGATGCGAAAGTGTTCTGGGCATCGTAGTTGGCCGATGTAACATCGGCCCCAGCGAGCCGGAAAACAAAGTTGAGGGACGTGTTCGCGCTCGTCGTAGGAACATCGATGATCACCTCGTCGATGTCGCTGCTTGCGCTGAAGCAGTTGTTTAGCGAAATCGATGTCACCCCGGTGAACGACACAACCCCGAGGCTCGAGATCGACGCCGAACCACCACCCGACGCGATCGTTGTCGGTTTTGTCAGGGTCGACCCCTGCTCGTTGACCTGACCGATGACGTTATTTGTGGGTGATGCGGCGATCTTGCCTGCAACTGTGACGAGGGGCAAGGCCATGGGCGCACTCCAATGCCCGCGTCAGGCGGGGTACTGCCAGCCAGGGCTGGGGTTAGAAGGCGTAGGTGCCGTTGTTGAGTCGGCCGGTGGAATCGGCGTAAACCTCGGGGACAGCACCGACCGCGTGAGCTGCGGCCGCGGTGCCGAACTGCGCTCGTGTGATCGTCAGGGTTTGCACACCCGCGACTGGGGCAGAACAGGCGGTGACTTTCACTACCTCGGAATCGACTAGCAGGTAGTAGTTCATCGCAGACGTTTCGAACAGGGTCACAACATCGGCTGACGTACACAGCATCGAAGTCGCCACATTCGTCAGCGTCGTGCTGATCGTGTTGTTGCCGCCATTCGCATACAAGTCCGTGTCGTAGATCCCAGTTGCAGCCAGCACGATCGCACACCTGAACGTGAAAACGTGGGCAGCCTGCGGACCCTGCGGGTGCGACTCGGACGCCCCCAACACCAGACCATCCAACGAACTGAACCCGAGAACCGCTGAGGGCAGGCCAGTCAACGAGAGACGATCGCCCGGCTTGATCGCCAGAAGATCAGCGGACCTATCGGTGGGTGTCGTCATTGCATCAATCGACACCGACGCCAACCGAAGCGAAAGGTTGTTGCCTCGCAGTATCCGGTCCTGCCCCCACGCCGTCAGGTCAACAGACGATTCCAGCTCGACCGTTTCGGATACGGTTCCCCCGCGTGACGCCGAGCTCGTATCAACAACACGAACCGAGTTGTCTGGGCCTGTGACCGTGACCGTCGAGGCTGCGTTTGTGATGTCCCGCACAAGGGACGGAACGTCCGAAATCTCCGAAGAGACATCAAACGTGTATGTCGCGGTCGCCGGCCGGGTACGTTCCCGCACGGTAATCGACTGTGTTGGGGACAGCAGGGTGCCGGTTGTGGTGGTGTAGACGTATCCCTGCTCTGTCTTGATTACGTCATTCAGCGCATCCAGTCCAGACCCCGAAACGTGGGCGGGACCGATCGCAGCAGACGACAGCGCACCCACAGTGCCGAGGGTGACAGTGGGGACGGCGGAGCAGATCGCGGACACCCGCGCAGCCTCAGTTGTGATCCCAGCCGTCTCGCCCGCGTACCGTTGCGGGCCGAAATACACCTGACCGACCCGGACCTGGGACGCCCCGTAAGAGGCGTTCCCAATAGTGAACACGGTCGGGGTCACGTTACTTAGGAGCGCAACGGTGTCGGATGCTACGGCCACCCCGTTGATGTAGAACGTGAGCGTCTTCCCCGACAGGCTCGAGCTCCAATAGTAAGGTTGCCCGACAATGAACGGGGACGACACGATCGAATAGGTGGACGTCGAGCCGGCGAAGAACACGAACGAACTGTTCTGAATACCAAACTTCCACGTACTGCCCCACCTGCCGGACCCGAACTCGAAAAACGATGTCGAGTTCATCGGCGTCACCCACATACCCCACTGACCCAACTGGGTGCCAGGGATACCGTCCGTCACAACCGCGAACCCGGCCGGTGGTGAACAGGCGAACGACCCCGACGCGGCAGCCGCAGCAGACAAGTCCACCTGAGTACCAGTGAACACGCTAGGGGGTGCGATCCCGAACGTCGCAACACCACTACCTGACATCACGAACGGTTGAGCACCCGAAGCAGACACATCCACCGCAGTACCAGACAACCCCGCGTCCGACATCGGCCAAAAATCGTACGCCTGCCCCAACGCCACAGACGCCCCAAAATCAGCCCCAAACTTGAACCGACCCAAATCACCCAACATGTCATCACAGACAATCGTCAAACGACCCCAATTAGCCGCGTCTGTCGCGGGCAGAATGCTACGGATCGTTCCCCGAACAATCCGGGTACCCAACTGCCACGAAACCTGCATCCCCTCGGTCAGGGTCGCGGCGTATCCGGCAGCAACCGCGGCAGCCGTGTTACCCGGAGTGAATCGGCCATCCTGATTTTCGAGAGTCAATGAAAAGATTGATGGCGGGGTAGCGGAGAACCCGTCAGCCGGACCATACGAATACGTAACGCCCTCGGGGCCGGCATTCAACGCCGTGACATCAACCAGAGCACCGGCAGCACCAACCCCCACCGCGACGGCCTGCGGAGTGATCTGCGGCATCTAGATTATCCCGAGCGCGTGTCTAAGGTCTGTAGTCGGCGTGCCCGACCTGGCCGCGTTCGTAAGGAGGTGCATGAACTTTTGCGCTATCTGCTGATCGGAACCAACAAAGCCATTCACCGTAAGCGAAACCGTCACCGGACCACCAGCCGCGGGACCGCCGATGAGTCCTTGGCCCTTAGCCCGAGACAGCGGGATCACAGCTTCCGGGCCGGCCTCACCAATCATCGCAAGCGTCGGCCCGGTCACCACGCCACCATCCGCCAAATAAGGGATGTGGTTCAGTTTGATGTTGATGCCGATCGCCTTACCCAAAGCGGCAACACCATTGATTCCGTCGATGATGCCGTTGATGGCGTGAAGGACCCCGTTTACGCCGCCCTTCACGAAGCCGACGATCCCGTTCCAGACACCCTTCACGAACGACGAGACGCCGTTCCACACGTTCTGGAACACGTCACCGACGTTCTTCCACACACCCTGCCAGAAGCTGACGTATGCCTTGAGGCCGTCCATGATCCAGCCGACAAAGCCGTTCCAGACACCCTTGATCCAGCCGACGAAACCGTTCCAGACATCGGAAACGAACCCGAACGCGCCCTTCCACAGGTCGCGCCACCAGCCCATGAACCCTTTGAGGACATCGGTGATCCACCCAATGAAGCCGCCCCAGATTTTGGTGATGAACTTCACTACCGAGTCCCAGTTCATCACCAGCAGAACGATGATCGCGATCAGTGCAACGATGGCGAGAATGATCCACGTCACGGGGTTCGCGAACATGGCTGCGTTCAACGCCCACACCACAGCGGTCGCAATCACCAGACCGATCGTCAGTGCCGCGACGGCTGCGACAAGGATTTGAATAATCGCCGGGTTCTTCTGAGCCCAGTCCCCGAACCCCTTGACGGCCGGCAGCACATTCTTGTCAATGAAGTTGACGAGCTTGCCGAACGTGGGAAGCAACGCCTTTCCGAGAGACTCCTCGACCTGCTTCCACCCCTGGGCCATCTTCGACGAACCGGTAGCGGTCGCAGCAGCGGTCCCACCCACGCGGGTCTCGAGCGACTTCAGGATGAGATCCTGCGCACCAGCCTTATCCCCGCCAGCCACTAGCGCGGCGATCTGCTCCTTCTGCGCGGCAGTGAAGGTAACACCCACACGGGTCAACGCGGTGATGCCCTTGATCGGGTCGTTCAACGCCCGACCCAACTTCACAGCATTCGAGGAAGCATCACCGAACCCAGCCGCCTGCATGTCAATCGCAGCCTGAGTCGCCCGGTCGAAGCTCCCACCAACCTTGTCCGCCGACGATGCCAGATCTTTGAACGTCAGCAGCTTTGCCTGCGTCTGCTTGATCTGTTCCGCGTCGATACCCGTATTCAGGGCCGTCTTCTCGGCCAACTTTTCAATACGGTCAGCAACCTCAGATGTCTGACCCTTGAACTGCCCCATCGAGGTAACGATGTTCTTGATCCGCGCATCAGCAGCCTCAACACCCTCGCCAGCCTTCACAAGATGATCGCCGATACCGATTGCAGCAGCATCGAACGCAAGCACCGCGCCAGTACCGACCATCAGCCCCTTCTGAACCCGGTTACCCAACGACTCCGTATTCCGGGCAACCTGCTCAAACTTGCTCGAGGCCTCATCGACGGCGCGCAGGGTGAACTCAAGAACGGTCGTTGACACTGTTCGCCTCATCCCTCAACTTGTCGATCGCCGAACACAGACCGTAGAACTCCCACACGCCCAACAACTCGTGCTCCCACGGGCGAATATGAAACTCAGACGTCATATCCGCCAGATACTCCCAATACAGGCGCTCTACGAGCTCGGAACGTCCGCCCCAACGAAAGGGGCAGCACCATCCGCCGCCGCCTCACCCTCGTCAGGTTCGGCAGTAATCGGGACCTCGTTCTCATCCAAGAACTCGACATCGGAGATCGCCACATTGTCGTAATCCGAATACTTCACACCCGGATTTCCGCGCCGGTAAGCGATCCAGACAAGGGCCTGCATCGGACCAATCCAGCCGTCCTTCAGCATCTTCATGTTCTGCTTCAGCGACTCGCCGGTAACACGCTCAATCTCGCGAACCTCCGCGAACATCAACTTGTTGATATCGAACGTGCTGATCTCCCCATTCACCCGAAACCGGATAGTGGAATCTTGCTCAGCCACGGAACTCTCCCTCTGCCCAAGCCGCGATCGTCCGATCAACGTCTTCAATCACGCGCGGACCCATTGCTTGAATGGGGATATCCCACATTCCTGGGGCGACGAACGTGTAGTACCAAAGCGATCGATCACCGAAAAACGGGTGCCGGATATCGCCCCTGTTCAGCGACTTCATGTCTGTCCCGGCCTTGCGTTGCCGCAGTCCAACCTCGATAACGTCCCCACGAACCGCGTAGGTCAGGGCGGGCAACGGGACATACTTCGACCGCATTCCAGAAGGCAGAAATTCCTTCTCAGCCGCCACCACTGCCCGCCGCAGTGGTTTCGACCTTTCTACGAGCGCCTTCCTCAACTGTTTCTTGACTTCAATCTTCGCGGCCTGATCCATCTTCCGCGTCACTTCGGCGAGCTTCGTCCGCCCCGTCTCAACCAGCCGGAACGGACTGCTCAAAGAGTGACCTCGTTCGAGATAATCTTCACGAAAGGCAGGTTCGTACCATCGAACAGAACCGTGAACGGGAACGAACCCGACACCACATCAGCACCCTCAACAGTCGGGGTGTCACCATCGAGGAACACGCACGGCAGAGTGATCTGGAACGTGTCGTTGCTACCCGAAACACCAATCGCAGCGCCCGTTGCGGTGAGCTGAAGGGAGAACCCCGTCTGTGCATTGAACTTGTCCGCCCACAGGGTCTTGTCCACGTAGTCGGCTTCGATCGTCCCGGTGAGTTTCGCGAAGTCGTTCTGCAACGGCTCAGCCTTCAAACCCGACGCACCCAAGTAGTAGCGGTCGAGCTTGAACGGGCGATCAATCTTGATCGTGACCTTTTTCACACCCGTAGCAGCAGTGTTCGGAGTCGTGGAACCGTAAGTGCCGACCGTGATCCCAACATCGGTGCCAACGAACTGCCGCAACGTCGCATCATAAGACGCAGCCGGAACAGCGGTCGACTCGATGACCTGCTGTGCGTCCAGACTCCACTTCGCGTCAAGGTTCTTATCAACCTCATACGTGATCTCAGCGGACGGGAACTTGCACCCCTGGAACGTGTACGGGCGCGCCGTCCCCGTCGTGTCAGGCACGGCCGACTGAATCGTCAACGACTTGCCCGCGTTCGTGGCGAACGTATGCGTCTGCGTGTATGCAGTCGTCGATGCGATCTGCACGGGGGTCACCGACGTGCCCATGAGGTTCTGGAAGAACAACCCCATGCCACGGTTCGTGATCTGAGTTTCGATCGTCCCAGTGCCACCCTTCGTGGTGACCACACGGCGGGCACCGAGCATGAACAGTTGCCCCTGGAACCCACCGCCCTGGACAATGTTGAGAACCTGCTTGATCGACACCTTGTCAGCAGGCAGGAAGTGATCCATCGTCACACCCGTGCCATAGGTGGACTCCTTGCCGACGCTCAGTTGAGAACCGAGACCAGTTCCAATGACAGTCATTCTTTCGTCTCCCCAACCGGCGCATCCGCCACAGCAGCCTTAGCCGGCGCAGACTTGGCCGACTCATCCCCCCACGTCTCCGTCTGGGACACATACGCATCAAGCCGGTCGTCAGGAACCTCAACAACCTCATCCGGCTCAACCGTCTTAGACAGTTCGGGAACGTACAGAGCGATCCCCTTCTTGTTCCGCACTCGAGCCATCAGCTCACCCTTCCTCGAACTTGAATATCGAACGACAGTTGCGCGATCGCGCCGCGTTCACTGTCTTGTGTCTGCTTGAAACTTGCGGCGCGGATCTCGGTCACCTGCAACAGGTTGATGCCCGCGACAGGGACCGCCAGTAACCCCAACGACGGGTCCGACTGCATAAGGGTGCCCACGGCGGTCAACGTCGCGAACACCGAATCGCGTGCGGCTTTCATGTCCGCATCACCGCTCACGGCCTGCGCGAGGCAATGGATTGTCACGTTCTCATCACGCAAGTTGTGACCCAACCAAGCCCATCCCTGATCCAGGGCAGCCGACTCGATGAAATCCATCCCATCGGTACTGTTCAGGCCGACGAACAAGGCCGACATGATCGCATCGTCCGTCATTCCCGGCCCGTCAATAACGGTGAACCCGTTTCCGCCAAGCTTCGCGATCAGAGCATCAATCGCCGTGGGGGTGATAGACCCGATCGTCGTCATGCGACACCCGGAATCACATAGCCGGCCAGAATCTCCTTAACGCGGTCAGGCCACGCAAACGACTCCTTCATCGCGCCCTCGTCGCCGCCCAGGCCAGGACGCTTGCCGATGCCGCGCTGCGTAGTCCACATGTGCTTCAGCAGCAACAGAACAGCCAACTGGATGTCCTCCGGGACTGTGGCGTAACCAGGCGTGTACTGGATATGCACATTCCGTTCACCGGACGCAAACGGGACAGCAATACCAGATGCGCGCCGGACGAACGTTCCAGTCGCCTTATCGACCGTGTACGCCCACGCGGTTCCACCCGAACCAGTCGCGGTCTCTGTCAACGTGTACTTCGTCGACCCCCACGACTCCTCGACGAGGGCCACCGTCACGATCGGGCGAGTCCTCACCACAATCGTCGACCTGCCGCCGTCATACCACTCATCCAGGGGCGAACCAGACTCCCCAACAGGACCCCCACGATTCGCCCACATCGCCGTCGCAGCAGACGTGTAGAACGGCAACTCCGCATCCGACGTCGTAGTGGTGATGTTCAGGAAGTCCTTAGCCTGCTGCAACGTCACAACAGAAGTCGTCACCGAGGCACCCGATGATCAATCGCACGATCCACCCGAATGCCCGAACCGCGAACGATCTTCCGCAACTCGATCTCTTCCTCGGAAACCTCGCCGCAATCCTCGGACGTATTCTTGTCGTCGCTCACTTCGTCACCTCTTCCGGCCTCACATACTGCGCATCAGAAAGCCAATAACTCTTGTGATGCGACAACCTCGCACCAGTCGCCGCAACAATCGGAATACCCAAATCGCGGACACGGCGGCAGAAGAAAATGTCCTCACCCAGCCAGTCACCAGCGACCGGCATGTCACGGAACCAACACCAAAGACCCTGCTCGTGATCCTTCAACGAGGACGCATTCGAGCTCTCGCGAATCTTCTCAAGAACGCTCCGGTGAATCAGCAGCGCACCAGTCCCAGCCGCATCCACCGGAATCACACCATCGGCCGGGAAATCCCACACCGGGTTATAACGGCCCGTCTCGTTCTTCCGCATAATCATCGGAGTCACAGGCGGATACCCATTAGCGGCAGTTCCGGGCCACTGCCCGAAATACAAACCAGCCACAACCGGGCGATCCTTGTCATGCGCCGCATCGATGATCTTGTCGAACGCCTCCGGGTCAATCTGCTCATCGGTATCGATGAAGAACAGCCACTCCGCATTGCCTCCATCGAGGAAGCTCTGCACAACCTCGTTGCGTTGCCTCGAAAGAAGCGACCCGCCAACCCGGATCACCGTCGACACCCGCGAACTACGGGCCGTGAACAGGTGCAACATCGAGACAGCGAATAGGCCATCCACGGTGCCACCGTCTATCCATGCAACGGCAACACGATCTCTTACACGCATCAGACGGCCTCGAGATAGGAGAGAATCGATCGAATTCGATCAACTGAGTCCCCGAGACGTCCAAGCGCTAGGTTGCACTGATCGCAGAGCAGGCCCCGGACGCGACCTGTCTTATGATCGTGGTCGACGTGAAGATATGACTTGTAACGCTTCTGGTCCCCGGCTGATTTCCCGCAAAATGCGCAGCCGCCACCCTGCGCATCGAGAAGATCGTCATAATCGGACTGCGAAATACCGTACTTACGATTCAGGTGCCCCTCACGCCCGCGACCCGAATCCTTGCGATAGGCCTCGTTACACGCGCGCGAGCAGTAGACGCTGAATCTCTGCGCCTTGGGACGATAGACCACGCCGCAATGAATGCATGGGCGCGGATCGTCAGTGATGCCCTCCGGGCGGTTCTTTTCCCGGTAGTAGGACTTCATACATGGCTTGCACCAACCGTGCTTCCATTGCGAGTCGTACCATTCATCGCGAGCGCGGACGACTTCACATCGCGTGCAAATCTTGCTTTCCATTGTTTACCTCCATTCAGGGCGGAGGCTGCCGGGGAATGGAACCCGACAGCCTCCTCTTCCCACCGATCAAGCGGGAATGTTGTCGTGAGTCAAACTCACAAAACTGGTGTTACGAGGCCGGTGCCATCGATCACCTGTGCGGAAGCCGCATACCGGGTGATGAAAGCGCTGAACGCCAGAGCTCGGAACAAGACCGAATTTTGGTTGGCGTAGGTCGCATCCCAACGAGTCCGCTCGACGGGGGTCTCCCACAGAACGTGGTCGTCCGTGCGGAGCACGTACACCTGGTCCTGGTTGGTTGCCACGCCAAGGTTCTGGACGATGTTGGGGTCGACGTACACGGGAAGACCCGCGAACGTTCCCGCGATGCCCTGAGCAACCGCATCTCCGGTAACCGCAAGGTTGTTGAAGATCGGCCCGTTCGGAACAACAAGCGGACGCGACTGCGAGTCAAGTGCCTCGAGAATCCAGCCCCAACGGACCGGGTGCATGACGATCGCGTTCGCCGGCAGGTACCGGGTCTTCGCAAGGGTCGCAACCGCGTTGATGACCTTGTTGTAGAACGAGTTTGCCGCGGTCGTCGACACAACGGCCGGGGAGGCGGTCGTGTAGGTGACCGTGGTGCCCGCCGAGGTGAGGCCCTTGAGCTGACCGTTCGCGCCCGTACCCGACAGCACCTGCACGTCGATCTGCGACGCATACGCGAGCGCCAGATCTCCGAGAATGATGTCGTCGAACGGGATGCCCGACTGGTTGATGAGCTCGAGCGACACAACCTGCTGGCCCGCGATCGTGGTGATGCCCGAAGACACCGACGTGGTAACGATGTCGGTGTTGA